AATGCAAAAAAACTTGAACACATTCTTTACCTTTAAATTTTTCTCTCCAATGTTCTAATTCACAACCAGAATATACTAACATATCTCCTGGTTTTAAATCTACTTTAATTCCTTTTTTACCTATCTCTCCAGATGGCTCTAAATATATTGGCCAAGCATCCCCTCCTAAATTCATAGTGGTAGATATTTCGCAGCTAAATCTATCTTTGTGCCTTTTAAGAATATCGCCTTTTTTATAAATTCTTGCATAAGTATATGCAGGATATAATTTTAATCCTGTTGCTTTTTCCATAACTGGCTGACATTTTAACATTAATGTTTCCATTGCTATATCTGAATAACAAGAATAGGTATTTGGAATTTGTTCCTCCTGTCCTTCATAGTATCCTAATAAAGTTTCATATGGAGAAATGTATCGTGCTTGTCTGCAAGTATCTAATACTTGTTTTTGCATAGAAAAATAATTTGCAACAAATGTGGCTAAGTCTTTTGAGATCGCTTGTTTAATAACTGTATATTTATTTTTTTTAAAGGACATCTTTAGCCATTTCTTTTGGTACAGCTTGTATATTCCAATGAATAAATCTAAAGGGTTCTATACCATGATCTACTGCATATTCATGTTCCAAGTACCCTGGAAAAATAATTAAGGTTCCAGGCTGTACTTTAAAATTAACTAATTCAGTTCCATGAAAAACACCTTTACTTGGTTTAAGTTTTAATTTTGTAGCTCGTGCACCTGTCCGTGGTTCGTGAAAAATTGGAAAAGAAGTTTTGTCCGAACACTTTAAAAAATAAAATCCAGATACATGTTGATTCCAATGAATATGTGCAGAGTGATGTCCTCCACCTTTTTTAGCAAATTCCTGTACCCATAATTCTGAAAAAAAAGTTTGATATTGTTGCATATCAAAACCACACCAATCTAAAAACTCCCAAGACTTTTGACCAACATAATTTCTAAAATCTAAAAAATTATTATCCATTGTTAATGGTGTTGAATGATAAGATCTTCCAAAATCACCGTGTTTTTTTATATATTCTTTTTCTCTTTTTTTAGCATCTTTAATATATTGGTTAGATGCTTTATTAAGTGATTTAATAAATTCTGGTTTATGTTCAATCCATATTGGTGTTTTAAAATATTCTTCAATAATCATATTATTTAAATGGATATCCAAGGTTCCACATAACCAATGAATATCTCACTCCTTTCGTTACAGGTTTAACTCTATGCCATACAAATGAAGGAAATACAATAATAGATCCTTTAGGAAGTATTTCTTTTGCTTGCCTTAAATGTTTAGCTTCTTCTCTCATATGGGGATCATAGTTTCTAAAATCAAACTCTAATTCACCACCTTGATATTCGGACCCATCTGTTAATTGACAAGTCATAGAAAGTTTTCTTATTTTACCATGTTCTTCAGTATTAGGTTTATCATAAGGCTTATCCCAACTATCACAATGCCAGTCATAATATTGATTCAATTTATATTTTGTAAATTGACAAGACTCTGATCTATCCCATTCAAAATTCCAACCTGCAGCTCTATTAGCTTGATGTATGTAGGGGTGTAATTCTTTATATATCCATGGATCATTAAGCCATACTAAATCTGAATTTCTTTTACGTTTCATATCTTTAATTTCATCTTTAGTAAGTTCTCTATCTCCATAACCACCTGTTCTAGCCATTGTTTCTGATTGTGATAAACCATATTTAATTATGTCATCACAAATTTTAGGTGGTATTGCTGATTTAAAATACCAAAAGTAATTAGATATATTCATAAGTTATAGTTTGAACAAAGTTCAAAGAATCTTTTTGTCTGTTGTTTATGTAATACATATTTGTAGATGGAAACATGATAAACATATTATCTTTTAATTCTATATCCCAAGATCTTCCTTTTCTTCTATTGTCATCATAAAAGATTCTGACAAAACAGTTATTAGTTTTAACACCATAAAGTAATGTGTAGTCTGGTGAATTCCTTAAATCTACAGGATCAATATTAAGTAATGGTTCTGTTTGTTGATTGGGTTTATACATATCTCCCCAAGTTCTTTTATTTACTAATTGAAAATCATATTCTAAATTTACATGATCTCTTATGTAAGTATTAAGCATGTCCCAAGTTCTCGAAAATGGAAACTCTGAATCTGTAAATGTTGATTGTAAAATATCGCCTGATAACTTATCTCGATCTATTTCAAAACCTTTAGGCATTGAAACATCACCATAGTATAAAGTTTGCTCTGTTAAAACTTTCTTATCCATACCACCACCAGATATATATTAATCTAATCTATTTGTCAAACTCCAACCAGTTGTATTATCAGCTTGATATGCATCTTCATCCCAATGATATTCCCACCAATGAGTATTTGCTGCGTTTTGATCTTGTTGTTCTTGAGTAAATTCTGGTACATCACCTATTGGAGAATGCCAAGAAGCATCAGAAATATCTTTTACCCATGAAGCAAATGGTTTTTTAGGCCAAAAAATTTGATTGTCTTCATCCCAAGTAAAACCAACACCTGCATAGTTTCCTCTAAATGGAGTTCCACCTAATTTATGTTGATTATTAGATGTATTGTAAGATGTTTGAATCCACATTTGTGCAGGCCAATTATTGTGTCTTTCTAAATATTGTTGACCTACTGTTTCGTCTTCAACTCCGTCAGCATTGAGCATATCTTTATTATCAAGTGTTAATACTTGAATAATTTTACTGTTGGGTCCTAGTTTTGCAAAATGTGCCATAATTAACTCCTATTATACATTTTATTTTATAATTAGTAAATACATTAATCTTATTGAAATTTATACCTAATTATTACAATTCCTGAACCGCCTGCACCTCCTGGAGCATTTGCTGGAGTATTACCATGTGCTCCACCTCCGCCTCCAGTATTAGCTGTACCTGCGGTACCTGTTGAACTAACTGATCCAGCGCCTCCACCACCTGCGCCTCCAGAGCCTGCGCAAACTTCGTCTGCTCCACCACCGCCACCAGCTCTTGTTACAGAAGAACCTGTTATAGAATTTGCTGTTCCAGCACCACCTGGGCCTGATTGTGGACCAGGAACAACTACACCAGCTTGTGATGCTCCACCACCGCCACCGCCTTTAGATGATCCAGGACTTCCTCCTGGAAATCCTTGAGGAGGACTTGTTGGAGGTGTATTACCAGCTCCACCAGAACCTGGTCCTCCTCCACCACCGCCACCGCCAGCTCCACCGCCAGAGCCTCCAGATCCACCATTTGTACCTCCAGATGGTCCTGGAAAATGTCCACCTCCGCCACCACCAGCAGATGTTATTGAATTAAAAACTGAATTAATACCTGAACTACCTTGTCCTGAAGTTGGTCCACCTGCTCCACCTCCACCAACTGTAATTGGATAACCTTGAACTGTAACAGGAGTTGTACCTGCTGGACTAGGATAAGATGTTCTAAAACCACCAGCTCCACCTCCACCAGCACGTCTAGAACCACCACCGCCACCACCAGCAACTACAAGATAATCTACTGAATTAGGTCCACCTGCAGGATTACCTACAGAACAAACTGTAAAGGTACCTGGAGATGTAAAAGTATGAATTTTATAATCACCACAACAAGTGATTGTACCACCTGTTGCTACAATATAAGTTGGAGCTACAATATCACTCGCTTTTGCATCATCAATTAATAACCAACCTTTAGTAGCATCTACATAAATTAATAAAACACATGCACCTTCTATGTTAATTAAAAAATCATTTGCAACACCTTGAATGTTAGATCCGTTTCGACCTATAGTAATATTGTTTGTATCCGCAGTATTAGCATAATCAGAAATACCAACCGTATCTCCTGCAGTTGGAGAGGAAGGTAAAGTTACTGTAAACGCTCCTGAAGTCGTATTACAAAAATATCCATTTCCTGCAACCGCAGTAAAACCAGTTGTCTTTGCGGTTGTATCCCAAGTTATAGCACCTATATTTTTAAAAGTGCCTTCATCTATTAAAGTTGTTCCACATGAATTTATACCCATAAATTACCTACTGGTATTTGTATCTAATAATTACTATACCTGAACCGCCATTACCACCAACTCTACCTGTTCCAGCATTTGGAATTCTACCACCTGCTCCTCCACCTCCTCCACCAGTGTTAATTGTTCCTGCCGTTCCAACATTAGCTCCTGTTCCACCTGGTCCACCCCCACCTGATCCACCAGACCCTGCTGGTTGACCTCCAGGATTATAGTCAAAAGATCCACCACCTCCTCCACCAGCTCTTGTGACAGGAGAACCTGTTATAGAATTTGCTGATCCAGCTCCTCCATCTCCTGCTTTTGATGGACCGCTATTTTGACCTACAGCGGAAGCTCCACCTCCACCTCCACCGCCATATGTTGGTGCTGCTGATCCAGCTCCACCATTATTACCTTGAGAAGGACTGACAGGAGGTGTATTTCCTGCTCCACCAGCAAAAGGCGAAGCACAGCCTGCTCCACCACCACCTGATCCTCCTGCACTACCTGCTCTATTTGCAGTTGGCGATGGTGAATAACCTCCCGCGGCTCCTCCACCTGTAGATGTTATTGTTGAAAAAATTGAATCAATTCCATTAGTACCTTTTCCAGCAATACCTGGAGAAGTAGCAACTCCTCCTCCTCCAACTGAAATTGGATATGGAGTAGCAGAAACAGGAATTACACCCGCTGGACTTGGAAAAGAAGTTCTATATCCTCCTGCTCCACCTCCACCACCGCCTCCTGATTCACCTTGATTACCACCACCAGAACCTCCTCCAGCAATTACTAAATAATCAACTGAATTTGAACCTGCTGCATTACCTGCACAGGTTACTGTAAAAGTACCAGGGCCTGTGAATGTATGAATTTTATAATCTCCACAACAAGTAATTGTTCCCCCTGTAGCTGTTACGAATCTTATATCTTGTTGAATATCACTTGCTTGAGATCCAGATGTAACTTTCCATCCTTGTGTTCCGTCTACATAAACTAATAACACTGATCTTCCTTCAGTATTAATTATAAAATCAATAGCTTGACCTTGAATATTAGATCCGTTTCTACCAATTGTAATATTATTTGTATCCGCTGTATTTGCGTAATCTTTTATACCAACAATGTCCCCTGCAGAAGGTGAGCTAGGAAGTGTTACCGTAAATGCAGCAGATGTTGTATTACAAAAATATCCATTACCACTTACAGCAGTGAATCCTGAAGTTTTAGCTGTAGTGTCCCAAGTGACCGCTCCTATGTTATTAAAAACTCCTTGGTCTAACATTGTAGTTCCGCACGATACTACTCCCATTATAAATCTCCTTGTATTTTTTCTAATTTTATTTTAAATTTTTCATTAGAATTATTGTTTATTAAAAATATATCGTCTTTACCCTCTTGTAAAGTCCAACTTCCTTTAGTTCCATCTACAATATTTCCTTCATTTTTAGCTTGATTAGATAAATGTAAATCCCCTGTATATAAATTTCTCCAGACATTACCAGAAGCTCCTAAGTCATAAGTGTCATTTGCTCCTGGAACAATATTTCCTGTAGCAGTTATACCTCCTGAAGTAACATCGCCAGCAGTGATATCTCCTAAGTCAGCTGTGATATCTACAACATTAGTTCCATCAGAATATAGTATTTTATATCCTTTATCTGTAGTAGACCAAGTAGCTCCTGTTCCAGAAGTAGTTTTAAAAGTAACTGCAAAAGCACCTGTTGTAGCATTTTCTACAATATAAGTTTTTTCAATAGAGTCTGGAATTATTACATTAACAGCATTTAAAATAGTTCCTGTTAATTTTAAAACTTGGTTTTTACCATTAGATAAAGCACCATTTGAAAAAGTTAAAGTTGCACCTGTTGTTTCATTTAAAGTAGCTGCAGCATATCCACCAATTGCTTGCTCAAGAATTAGTAAGTTAGTATTAGTAAACTGTCCCCAAGTTCCTGAATTTTCTCCAGTTGCTTGTACCGTTAGTTTTAAACTAGCTGATGTAGTATTTGCCATATTTTAGATTCCTTAAATTATATCATAATATTTCATTTATGCAGCAGTGTCAACTTCCGTCCATGGTTGGATAGTTCCTGTAT